TTGTCACGAGGGACACGTACTCGCCGCGCGCGTCCTCGCCAAGGCGATGGGCGAACACGTATTGCAGGGCCACGCCCAGGGCCTCGCAGGCAGCGGCGAGCAGGCCGCCGCCGGCTTGCTGTTGCGCGCCTTGTTTTGCTTCCGGCTCTTCTTTTGCTTCCAGCTCTTTTTTTGCCATCGGGTTTCTCCTTTTGCGGGCTATCCGCCGCCTACGCGGCCAGTTTTTCCCAGTCGTCATGCCAGACGATCGACTTGCAGCCGCAGCGGATCGTGTTTTTCGCGCTGCCGCGGGGGTCTTTCGGGTACATCAGTTTTTCGCCGGCCACGTCGAAGAACTTGTCCACGGCCCGGGTCTGGCCGGCGATGGCCACGTGCCCGGTGCGCGGCATCCGGGGCGAGTGCCCGTAGTGCCAGCGCTTTTTCAGGCCGGGGATTTCCTTTGCCCACTGCTCTTTGCGGGCCTGGCCGGCGGCCTCCAGGGCGCGGCCGGCCTCGGTGCGGGTGATCACCTCGGCCCGCTCGGCAATCGATTTGAAGATGCTCTTGCTTTTCAGGTTGCGGCCGATCTCGCCCATCACCGCATAGGGGGTTTTTTGCCCCATCAGTCCCAGGGTCACCTGGCGGGAGATGCGGTCGATGGCCGCCTTGCTCAATCCGGTGACCAGATCCGTGGAAAACCCCTGAAGCACGGACAGGGCCGTGATGTCGATGGCCGGCAGGGCCTGGACGAGGCCCACGGCGCGGATCGGCAAGTCCACCATGTCGATGCCCGCGTCCCAGAAGCGTTTTTGCGCCTCGCGCAGTTCGATCCCGTATTTGAGGCCAAAATCCGTCAGCGCCCGCTCGATGGCCGCCTTGAGCTGGGGCAGGTAGTACAACTGCCACTCGGTGGAGGCCACGGCGGCCGCCACGTCGCGGCGGGCCGCCTCCAGAATTTTGAGCGCCCGCACCACGGCCGCGTCCTCCAGGCGGTCGGCCTGGCGGATCAGCTTGTTGATTTTTCTGGTGTAGGCGTCGGGCATTTTCTTTGCTTTTTTTATGGACTGGATGGACGGCATGGACGGCATGGACGATATGGACGCCGCCGATTCATGCTTCATCCTTCATCCGTTATCCTTTTTTCTTCATAGTCTTCCAGCGCCGGGTCCGGCGCGTCGCCGGCGGCCTCGATCATCGCGTCGGCGTCGATTTCGTAGCCCAACTGGCCGGCCAGGGCGGCAAACAGCCGCGTGGCCTCGTCCTGGGTGATCCAGTTGCTGTCCTGGGCCACGGACAAAGCCGTGACCATCTGGGGCAGGGCGTTGGTGATTTTGCCAAGGTCCTTTTTGCTGATCTCCGCCATCTGCACGGCAAAGCCGGCGGCGGCCTGGGACTCGGACAGCCGGCCGCGGATCACGGCCTGATCGATGGCAAAGCGGGTGACCAGGGTAATTACCTGCTTGATTTTCTGCTGGCGCCGGTCCAGGGATTTTATCGGCACCTGGCCGAACTGCTCGGCCTCGGTCTGGTAGGCCTTGCCGCCGCCGCCGAACCAGGCGTCCGGCCGGCCGACGGCCCCCATGACGAACGATTTTGCCATGTTGAATCCGGCGGTCATGTCGTTGGCCTTGATGTCCGGGGCAACGGCGTTCCAGGTGACGTTCTCGTTGTGGGCGCGCATGGAGCCGGGCTGGGGCGGGGGGTTGTCCCGCAGCCAGTCGCGGATCTGGTCGGCGTTGGCGCCGCTGATCGTGACGTCCCAGACGAAGTTGAGGAGCTGCTCGGCGCGCTCCAAAAAGTTGTAGCCGTAGCGCTCCAGCCCGTCGATCCAGTCGATCAGGGGCAAAAAGTCGGACCGGCCGCGCGGGCCGTTGGGCGGGGCGTTGAGCCGCAGGAAAAAGCACTCGCCCACCAGGCGCCCATAGGTGCGGCTGGCGGGGTTGCCGTCGGGCCTGACCACGGGCAGCCTGGGACCGGTCCGGCCCCCGTCGCCCTGGATGTCCACCCGCAGGATGTTGCGGGCATTGAACGAATCCACCCACACGTCCTCGATTAGGGCCGGATCCACGTAGCCGAAGGCCAGGGCCCCGTTGGCCGGGTTGACCGTCACCGGCCAGCACTGCTCGCCCAAAATCCCCCACCACATCATCAGGTCGGGAAACTCCGCCTCGATGTCGATTTCCGTTCCCTTCCAGGCGCGGTCGATGATTTCCTGGACGTCGTCGTCCTCGCTGGTGATCTGCACCGGTTCGGCGAAAAGAAATTCCTGGTCCATGTTGGCCAGGCGCCGGAACATCGGGCTGTGGTCGAACATGTAATAGGCGATTTCGGTCATCCGGGCCTGGGTGACCAGCTCCAGGTTGCGCAGGGTCCAGTCCGAACCGGCCCGGCGGTAGCCCTCGCCCTTGGGATCGTAGGAGGCGGTCACCGGCAGGGCCGCCAGCGCCCTTTTAACGGCCTCGTCCACCAGGGGCTGGACGTCGGCATGGGCCAGCAGGTCGGGGGCTAAAAAACGGGCAATGCGTTCGCGCAGGGCCATTTTTACGCGGCCTCCTCGGTGAGGGTTTCGCGGGCGGCCCGCTCCGCGGCGATGCGGTTGCGCACCGGGTCCATGTAGGGGCTGCGCAGGATCGCCGGCCGGTTGCGCAGTGCGTCGGAAAACCGCTCGGCCGGGGGCCGGTCGGTGCCCAGGCAGATGCCAAGGCCGACGGTGGCGGCCGCGTGCACGGCCAGGGCCAGTGCCCAGAAGCGGTCCGCGTGGCCTTCCGGACCGCGGTCGGCTTCAAAGCGCAAATTGCCGGCGGCCGTGGTGGTCTTGCGGATCGCCCGCAGGTCGGCCCGGATCGCGTCGTCGCGCGGGATGCGCAGGCTTTTGTCCTCGCAGGCCGAACGCACCGGGTAGGCCAGGTGCTCTTTGACCTGGGCGGTGAAGCGCACTTTTTCCACGCGGTAGGTGCCAAACTTTTTTTGCGCCCGCTCGGCAAACTGCATGCCCAGGCCCGTGTCGTCGATGCAGCAGCGCCGGATCTCGGGCAGGGCCAGCAGGGCGTAAAGAGAGTCTTCCTGCTCGTCGAACGGCTTGTTTTGCAGGGTGTCGATGCGCCGGGTGAGCATCATGCCGCCGGTGCGCTCGACGACCCAAAAGACGGTCAGATCGTTCTTGCGGCCCACGTCCACGCCCATGTACAACTCGGCGCCGGGATTCCAGCGGTCCCAGGCCGTCAGGGCCGGGTACTCGATCCCGGAGATCAGATCGTAGGACAAAAAGGCGCCCTCGTCGTCGGCGGGCCGGCACATGAACTCCTGCAAAAACTGTTCTTCACTGGCGCAGCCCGAGCGGATCCAGTCGAAATAGGCCGCCTCGTCGAACCCCTGGCGCTCGTCGTCGGTGTCCAGCACCTGCTGGAGATTGTGCCAAAACCCCTGGTCCAGGGCGTCTTGCAGGGTGACGGTGTGCAGGGAAAACTTTTTCGGGTTGCCCCGGTGCTTGACATCTTCCACCAGCTCGTTGAAAAAATTGGCGCTGCCCCGGTGGGTGGAGATGATCTCCATCTGGCCGCCCCAGGTGATGCCGGGATAGGCGATGGAGTACAGCTTGCGCGGGTCCGGGTGCAGGGCGAACTCGTCGAGCACGCGGCCGCCTTTTTTGCCGGCCTGGGCGTCCGGGTTGGATGACATCGAGTGGATGCGCCGGCCGTTGGCGAACTGGAGCACGTAGGCGGAGATGCGCTTTTCCTCGTCGATCAGCATGTAGCCCAGGTCCCGGGCGGCGGCGTCCAGCATCTTGGCAAAGCGCTTGGCGTCCTCCAAAAAGATGCGGGCCTGGAGATCGTCGCGGGAGGACACCCACTGGTCAAAGCGCGCCCCGGCAGGCGCGGTGCGCTCCACCGCCGCGCAGGCCGTGCCCCAGGAGATGCCGATCTGGCGGCTTTTTTCCATGAGCTTGAGCCGGCTGCGGTCGTCCACCCAGGCCCGCTGGTAGGGCAAAAACACCTTGCCCGGATCTTGGGGGACGATTTTGGCGCGGCCTTTTGTCACAGCAACTGCTCCCGGATCTGGCGGATCTGGTCGGCGTCCAACACCTTTTTGCCGGTGTCGGCGTCCGGCACCCATTTGGCCTTCATTTTGTCGATCATTTCCAGGGCCGTCTTGATGTCCTTGAGGCCGGAAATGTCCACCTGGCCGGCCAGCATGCGGTGCAGCCGCTGCTCCACCGACTTTTGCAGCGCCTCGATGGCCTCGGCCGCCGTGGTGATGGCCGGCAGCCCCTCGGGCAGCGGGGGCTCGGCGGTCTTGGCCGACGGCTTGACCGCCGTTTCGTTGAGCTTGGCCGCCGCGTACACGTCGGCCGGCTCCAGCGTGCGCAGGGCTTTTTGCAGCATCTTGGCCCGCAACTGGTGCACGGCCTGGGACGCCTGGCGGCGCTGCTCCAAAAATTGCAGCCGCGCCTCCTTCCACCCGTCCTCGGCGGCCCAGCGGCTCACCGTGTTGACGTGGGCGCCGATTTTTTCGGCGGCCTGGGCCAGGGTGTAGCCGGCCTCGACGAACAATTCCTCGGCGGCGATGCGGGTTTCGATGTCGTGCTCAGCCGGCATTTTTGATCCGCTCCAGGGCGTCGTAAAAGGCCTTGAAACTCAGCTCGACGGCCAGGGCGCGCAGTTTGCGCCGGGCCTGCCAGCGGTAGTAAGCGGCCATCATGAGGGCTTGCCCGCCAGCTTGAGGGCCGCAACGGTCAGCTCGGCGATGGCCGCTGCCGAGCGCTGCTGCAAGGCCGTGTAATCGGACCACACGCGGCACAGGGCCTTTGCCAGCGCCACGTTGAGCGCCAGGCTGATCGCCAGGGCGATGCCGGCGGAATTTGCCATTTTAACGAACAGCTGCTCCATCAGCGGCCCAGGCTTTCCCGCTTGGCGCGGATCGCGGCGGTCTCGCCGGCGTCCTTGGCCGTGTCGGAGCGGCGGCGCAAGTCGGCGGCCAGATCGAAGGCGTCCAGGGCCAGGTCGAACTGGCTGACCATTTCGCGGTCCACCTTGCCCCCGCGCGTCAGGGCGGTGGCCGTGGCCATTAAACGGTCGGCGAGCTGCTCGCGCGGGCTGGGGTTGGGGCCGCAGTCCGGCGCGCAGCCGGCGTCATCGGCCATGCGCAGGAGCTGGTCCAGCCGGGTGTTCAGGGCCTGGACCAGGTCCTCGATGGACTGCTCCAGGCGGGTCAAATCCCCGTAGTGCCGGCCGTTGGCGCCCAGAAAGTCGAGCAGCGCGTTTTTCAGCGACTGAATCCGGGTCTGCTGTGTTGCGTCCATCTATGCCTCCAGGGTGACGGTGCCGAGCGTTCCGTCCGTGTTTTTGTCGCGCCAGTACCAGGGGCCTCCCAGGTCGCGCACGGCGCAGTAATAGGTCCAGGCCCGGCGGCGGCGCAGCCATAGCAGCACGGCGCCTTGCGTTTTGGCCTCGACGATCCGGATCAGGTTGTTCAAAAACACGCGGTCTGCGGCCTGCTTGTCGGCCTCGCAGGGGCCGCCGTGCACGTACATCCAATCGTGGATGTCGCAGGCCGGCGTCACGCGCAGTCCCCACATCGTATCGGGCACGATGGCGGCCAGAATCCCGCCGGGGCCGCAGCCGTTGACGACGTTGCGCCTCACGGCGTCCGTGGCCTGCCAGTAGTCGGCGGGG